GACCTTTGGTCCGCCTACCTCAAACAACCGATAGCGGCTGAACAAGTGGCAGTGATGATGGTGCTGGTCAAGGTCAGCCGAATGGCGTGCGGCGCACCGAACATAGATGACTACCAAGACCTAATTGGCTACGGCGCTTTAGCTGCGGCGTTGGCCCAAAAAGACGAGCCGCGGGCGTAGGGCGGCACCTTCCTGCGCAAACTGGAGAAACAAATGTCTAATCAAATTACTATTGAACCAGTCAGCATGAAGGTGCTGACGCTTACGATACAAAGCCGCAGTGGACTCATCTGTCACGCGTTCTCGGCAAAGGTAAGGAAGCAAATGCAGGACAAGCAGGCAGGCGTAAAGAAGGCAGCAAAGCGCGACAAGCGTAATCCACAAGAAGAGTTTGAGGCATGCTTCTACAAGCTGGAAGATGGCTCTTATGGTTTCCCGTGCAACGCATTTAAGCAGGCGGCGATCCGCGCTGCTAAAATGGTAGACGGCATCACCATGACAGATGCGCGACAAATGTTTTTTATTCTGCCAGACGGGCGCGACGTTGAGCGACAGATTGATTGCGTTCGCATTGAAGGTAAGCCGATTATGCGTACCGATGAGGTGCGAGTCGCGAATGGTGCAAGCGATATTCGGTATCGGCCAGAATTTGTTAAGTGGTCGGCAAACCTCAATATTGAATATGATGAAGACAACATCTCAGCGGATGCGGTTACTAGTCTAATATACCGCGCTGGCATGACTGTTGGAGTCGGCGACTGGCGCCCCGAGAAGAATGGAGACTTTGGACGTTGGGAAGTTTCTGACACAGCAATCGCGAGGCTTGCAGCATGATCAGCTCGGCAACCATTCAGGAAGAACTGGAAAAGATAGACGTCGAAGAAAATGGCATCGTGCCGGATCGCGTGGTGGAACTTGCGTCTGATCCGACGCACCCACTGCACAAGTGCTTCGAGTGGGACGACGGCGAGGCCGCGCACAAATATCGTCTTTGGCAGGCGCGTCAGCTGATCAAGCGCGTCGTGATACAAACACCTGCGGGATCTATAACGCCGAAGTATGTCAGCGTAAAAATTAACTACGATGACAATCATCGTAAGTATGAACCAATTGAACGTGTTGTCCGCGATCAGGACAAGTTTGATTTTGCAGTTGGGCAGTGTCTTACAAAAGTAAAAGACCTCGCTCAAACAATCGAGGCATTGAACGAGTACGCCGACAATAATGCAGCGCGTGTCGTCCACATTGCTGAGATGAAGCGTACCTGCGATGAGCTAGAAAACTTGGCCGCAACATCGATTCATTGACAAGGCAGTTTGGGCAAGGTGTGGTTTGGCGAAGCGGGTTACGGCGCGGCATTGCGGGGCTAGGCAGTTATGGCAAGTTGGGGTGAGGTGTGGCAAGGTGCGGTCGGGCGCAGCGAGGCGTGGTGAGGCGGGGAGAGGCAGTCAAGGTTTGTTGGGGCATGGCCGGGTTTGGTTGGGCTAGGATCGGCAAGGCAGTTGGGGTCTGGCTAGGATAGGTTAGTCACGGCTTGGCGTGGCTCTGCAAGGCAGTAGAGGCGAGGCGCGGTAAGTCATTGTAAGTCATGGTGAGGCGTGGAAAGGCGAGGCAGGTGGGGGCGTTCGCCCCCTACTTAACCCCACAACTTCGCGCCAAACTTAGCCG